GGTTTGGGAAGTGATTCTGTTGGTTGTCAACTGCATTTTCGGAAGAGTGAGCTAGCTTAACCAAAGGTAAGGCACCATCTGCATTTGCCCAAGCGGCGCGATTGTGGGAAACAAATTTTGTTGGAGCGGAGACATCTGCTGGTTTGGCAAAACCGAAGTAAGCAGCAACTCGAGAAGCAATATTGGAAAAATGTGCAACAGGGGTTGCAACAGAACTAAGCATAGGAAAGGCACCGAAAGCGGTCGCAATGTTCGAAATTTTTGACAGTGCGTGAGAAAAGGTGTGTCTTTGAGCCATGCCCTCTTCAGAAGATTGGTACTCCATTGGCGAGCCGCTAGTAAATTCGAAATCGAGTTTCCTACGTGTTGGTCCACTAGCAAGTCCCGATTGAACAGGGACACGAACTTTGGTGTTTTCGAGCCAAGATTGAACTGAAAGAGTGACAGAGGCTGTAGTTGAAGCAGAGGTGAGAGGAGAAAGAACATAAACTAGAAGAGTGCCCATACCATATTGACCAATAGGAAGGTCCCAAGCTGCAAGAATAGAAGAGAAAGGTATACGGAGTTCAACGGGTGCTGGTTTGGCTGGATCATATTCAACTCCTGGAAGAGCTGTAAATTGAGCGGTATAGCCGTATTGAGCGCGAGCACCACGTTGTTCCCGGTAGCTTTCGAAGCAAAGCCAAAGCCGTCCGGCTTGAAATTGAACAGGGGAAGCTTCGATGCGAAAGACCACATCTGCATTCATAAACTGATTGTACTGGACCTTACAAGTCTTGATTGAAGAATAGTTTAGAAGGTCATTTGGAACAGAATAGTTAGCAAGAATTGTGCCGATGGCTTGAGATGTTGTCCAGTTGATGTTTGACATGAAAGTTGGTCGATTGAGAACCTTGTCAATGGAATTCGCTTCGTCGTCAGGGGCCGTCAGTAGGCGTTGCATGGCAGTCGGGTCGGCGTGAGAAAGGTCGAAAATAGTGTCTTCAGCATCCACAAAGGTCGTCAATCCAACCGGTCTTTCAACTGCTGAGTTGGGTTCTGCGTTGTCGGAGTCTAGTACTTGGGAGCCTGAAGGATTTGCGGAGGGTTGTGCTGTAGGAGCACTTGTGATTTTGATGTTTGAGATTTGAT